AATCACAGGACGCTATATGTTCCTCTACCCACTGACTCAGATGGAAACAAGATTGATTTTGAAATGCATCCGATTGAGAATGGTGTTCAAGAAGCATCATTTGAAAAATACAGGACGCAAAACCGCGATGATATTCTTATGGCACACCAAGTTCCACTTTCCAAGTTGGGAAGTACATCAGGATCTCTGGCAGCGGCACTTGCAAATGATCGAACATTCAAGGAGCAGGTAGCAAGACCAGCACAAAGACACATAGAAAAAATTGTAGGCAAGGTAATACAAGAATTTACCGATATAATAGAACTTAAGTTTAATGAACTTACTCTTACTGACGAAGTAGCAAAGTCTCAGATTCTTGAACGCTATGTTAAGAATCAGATTATGTTGCCAAATGAGGCAAGATCACAGATTGATCTTCCACAAATTCCTAGCGGAGAAGAGCCTCTAGTCCTTGGTGCCCGTCAAGCAGCAGATGCTAGAGCAAACAATATGCAAAATCGTGAAAGAGACTCTGAAAGAATGAACAACAATTCTGACAGTGTTGCCACTACCACAGGAAGAAACCCTCAGGGTGAGGGAAGAAGAACTCAATAGTAACAATTTGATAAAAAACTATAAAAACATTTGATATAATTAGGATAGTATGAATATGTCTAAGGCTCACTGGTCTAGCGAAGGCAACGACATTAAACTTTCAATGCCGATTGCCAAGGTGGACAAAGAGAGAAGAATAGTATCTGGTTTTGCCACGCTTGATAATGTGGACAAACAAGGAGACATTGTTCCCTCAGAGGCATCTCTCAAGGCTTTTAAAACATTTCGCGGTAATCTTAGGGAGATGCATCAGCAAATTGCCGTAGGCAAGGTTGTATCTTTTAAAGAAGACAAGTACTTTGATTCTGAATCAAAAAAGTTTTATAACGGAGTATATGTTTCTGCATACGTCAGCAAAGGTGCTCAAGATACCTGGGAAAAGGTTCTTGATGGAACACTAACTGGATTTTCTATTGGTGGCAACATCAAAGATGCAGAAGATGTATATAACGAAGATATGGATAAGTCCATTCGTGTAATTAAAGACTATGACCTATATGAACTTTCTCTTGTTGATAACCCTGCTAATCAATATGCAAATGTTATTAGCGTTGAGAAAAATAGTCAAGGTGGTTATCTTGCTAAGGCATCAATTGAGAACGTCTACTGGTGCAGCACTGATGACCTTGTTCAACTTTCTGCCGAAGGCTCTTCCGACTGCCCACGCTGCGACAAAGGTATGCAAAACATAGGGTTTGTTGAGTCCAATGATGCAGAGAAGGCAGATATAGTCAAGACAATTCTAAACAGAATAAAAAATGATGAAAAGGAGGTAAGCAAGATGGCAGATGAAAACATTGAAACTTCTGAGACAGAGGTCGTAGAGACAGTTGAAGAAGTTGATAAGGCAGTGGAAACCCCTGTAGAGGAGGATGAGGCTGTTGCTAAGGCAGAAGAGGAAACAACTTCTGAGGATACAGAGGCTGTCGAAAAGACAGAAGAGGTAGCAGAAGAGTCAGTTGAGAAGTCTGAGGAGGCTTCAAAGACTGAAAGTGTTGAGAAGTCAGATGAAACAATTAACGAGACAGAAGTTCTCAAGACTGTTGCTGATACTGTAACTTCAGCCGTAGAGACTCTTGCTGAGACCATGAAGGCTCTAAACGAAAAGGTAGAGGGGCTTCATAAAACAATTACTGGTGTATCACAGGAAGTTGCTAGTGTTAGCCAGGAGGTCAAAGAAGTAAAGGGTATCAACGAAGAGTTTGGAAAGCGTGTAGACGCAGTGGAAAACGATACCGCTTTCCGTAAGTCTGGCGATCTCGGAGAGATCGTTCAGGAAGAACCCACAAAGGTTCAAAAATCTCTATGGGGCGGTCGTTTCCTCACAAAGTCCGACCTATTTAACTAACAAAACAGGAGGTGAAAGTAAATGTCAGAAGAAATTCTAGAGAAGAACCAGCCATCAGATTCAGGTAAGTATGGCGATCCAAACCCAGGTCTATACCAGGGCCAGGGCGCAACCGCTGCTGGTGGTGTCGGTGGTGTAACAGACCCCGCTGCTGGTGTATTGGGTAACATCCCAAACGCTAACATGGGCGTTACTACAGGACCAAACGCAGTAAATCCTACGGGAACTCTTAGCGGTCTACTTAACCCTGAGCAGGCCAACCGATTCATTGACTATGTATGGGACGCAAGCGTTCTTGCCAATGACGGTCGTAGAGTTACAATGCGTGCAAACACAATGGAGATCGAAAAGGTCAACGTTGGAGAGCGTGTAATTCGTGCTGCTTCACAAGCACTCGGTACATACGACAACGCTGGTGCAACATTCACCAAGGTAGAACTTACAACAACTAAGATCCGCCTTGACTGGGAGGTTTCAACTGAGTCACTTGAGGATAATATCGAAGGTGGCGCACTTGAGGATCACCTAGTACGTTTGATGACTAATGCATTTGCTAACGATATTGAGGATCTTGCCATCAATGGTGATGGAGGATCTGATCCATTCCTAGGAATTATGAATGGTTTCGTTAATCAGGTTACAAGCGGAAGCGATGCCCATGAAGCAATCGTTACAGTTTCCAACAACGCTTGGACACCAGAGGTAATGCAGCAGATCATTTACGCAATGCCACGCAAGTACCGCGCAGTTAAGAGCAATCTTAAGTTCTACGCGGGCACTGATGCATTCGCAGGAATCGTTGCTAACAACGGCACACTTGCTGACGCTATTGCAGCAGCATTTGATCCCCGCGTTGCTGGCACAGAGCGTAACCGTCAGGCATACCTTGACGGTGCAGGCCAGACATTCGGTGGTGCTAACGTTACTCGCGTTCTTGGTGTCGATGTTCTAGAGGTTCCCTACTACCCTGCTGATTATGTCGATTTGACATTCCCAAGCAACCGTGTATGGGGCTTCCAGCGCGATATCACAGTTAACCGTGAGTACCAGGCCAAGAAGGACACAATTGAGTACACAGTATTCGTCCGTCTGGGCATCACATGGGAAGAACTTGACGCAGTTGCTTATGCAGATGCTGCTTCAGATCCTTCCTGATAACTAAATACACTAACTTGTGGGGGGGTAGGACAAAAACCTACCCCCCTCAAGCATATTCTGATATAATTGATATTAGACATAGGAGGATTAATGGAGCATCTATCATCAAAGACAGCCAAGCAACTTAGAGAATATGCAAAAGAAAACGGCATTGATTTAGGTGACGCAAAAACAAAGACAAAGATTTTAGCCATAATTATGGATATTGAAGCGGGAATTTCTGTAGCAGAAGAGTATTCAGAAACTGTTATCCAGACACCATCAAAGACTAAGATTTCTCCGCAATCTAACGTACATGCTAATGATGATAAAGTTATTTCTGTAAGGTCAGCAGAAAGACCAGTTAAAGCAGAAGTTAAAAACAAAAAGGAGTCTGAAAAGATTGCTTTGTTTTCAGAAAAAAATTTGCATTGGATGGGCGTAGGAGACTTAAAATCAGGTTACAATATTATTACAAAGGAGGCTGCCGAAAAGTGGCTTACACGAAAAAGCGTTCGTGAGGCAACGCCAGAAGAAGTTGCCACTTATTACGGTAAGGCATGATATTTCTAAGACAACCATCAGAGTTTCCATTAACCCTTGAATACTCTGGTTTAACTCCATCGACAGACTACCTTTTAAGAATTTATGGCACAGACTCCGTTTTGCTATATTCGTATGACGTAACCTCTGACTCTAGTGGCAATATTTCACAAGAACTGGATCAATATTTTGAAAAGTTTGATGATGAGTACGCAGTAAATGTTTTTTCATTAGATGTAGATGAAAATCCAGAAAACACCGTAGTAATAGATAATCTTTCCATCAAGCGTCCATATGTAGATCCATATGCAATAGGAAATACAGCGGGGGAAGATCAAGAGGCAATATATAATGAAAGAATAGCCAGATCAATAATTGATGGAGTGACTGGTGGATTTTATTATACATATGATTCAGTAGACATTACAGGTCTCGGAGGAGACTACTTGGCTGTTCCAAATAGAATTAACAGAATTAATTATGTATATAGAAACAACCTAAAGGTTTATGATAGATTTGCAAGTGCTAGCGTAGTTCAAGATTCATATTTTGTAACTTCTGACAATTCAGCAATAACGATACAGCAGTATGGACTTTACAATAGATCTGAATCAAAACCAGTGGCCCTGCCACTAGCCGCATCAGACTCTTTTAATCTTTACAATGACTCAGATGATCCAATTGCCGCTTTAACAAAGATTAGAGAGTTTGACTTATTCCCTAGCGGATATGATTTTACCATTGTTGGTGAATTTGGTTACCCAGTTGTTCCACTAGACATTCAAGAGGCAACAAAGTTATTGATAGACGACATTAATTGTGGAAGAACTTCTCATATTGATAAATATATAAAGGAATATAAAACAGATCAGTTTACTATTAAGTACGATGACCTAGTTTATTCAGGAACAGGAAACAGAATAGTTGATCAAATTTTGCAGGGGCACAGAAGCAATTTTTACAAAATAGGTGTTCTATGATGAAGGCATGTTCAGATTTTAAATTCAGTATGAATTTTGATATTTACTATGCATCACAGGAACAAGATAAGTATGGCATAGAAGAAAATATTTGGTCTTGGAATCAAACACTTTCTGGATATGCAGAAGTATTGGGTTCGGTAGATAAGGAAGCCCTAAAGACTGGAAAATTTAATGAGTATGAGGACAAACTAATTGGAAGATCAAAACTAGATCCCAGAATTGATCTTAATGGAATATATCACCCAATAACTAGTATTCTTGTTACCAATATTAGAGATATAAAGACCTCCCAACACTACTTTATTGAAGCGGCGGGGGATAGAGATGGACTATCCACAGTCTATGAAATATTTGCTATAGAACCATACGTTAATCCATGGAATGAAATAGAGTATTGGAAAATACTTTTTAATAGATCAGACACACAGGCACTTGATGAACTATGACATTAGGAATAAGGTTTGACGCAAATGATCTAAATTTAAAAATAAGAAATTCTATAGAGTATTCCTATGGATTCCTAGATGGAGCACAAAAAAATAAAGTGGTTTTTAATAAAAAACTTTCAGACATTACAGCAGAGATTTTAAAAAGATACATTGATTCAAGAGCAAGGGTTTCCCCAGAGTCCTTACACCATGTTTATGAATGGGACAGGGTGGGAGATCCAAACTCAAGATTGTTTGAAATTGATTGTAGTGCCACAAAAGACACAATAACTCTTTACGGCAAATTTTTGCCATCAACATCAGTCAATGAAGGATCAAGGGTTCCCTTTGTTGATAAAGCCAACATTATGGAAAATAGAATATCTGTGGAGATAGAGCCAAGGGATGCAGATGTTCTAGCATTTGAAGTTGATGGAGAGCCAGTATTCACAGTCAAATCTGTTTTTGTGGCAAACCCAGGAGGGGACGAAGTTGCTGGAAGTTTTGGTAGAGTAGTAGAAGAATTTTTTGATTCTTATTTTTCTGCAATTGTTTTAAATCAATCTGGAATATTTAATGACCTAAAAAGGCCAAAAGAGTTTTTAGATTATTTCTCTAAAGCATCAAAGGGGGCAGGAAGATCCCTTGGTCAAATTGCTGGAAGAAAATATATGGATATTGATGAGGTAGGAATGATATGAGTTTTGAACAATTAGGAGTGCCACCACTTGCTATAAACGGGTACTTATGGGATACCATGAAAACTATAGATCCAACACTAACAAAAACAAGTAGGTATGGAAACAAAATTCCATTTTTTCCCATTGGAGATTCAGCATCTGGACAAAAACAATGGGAAAACAAGCCATATTTTATTTATGACAGGGTTATGAGATTTTCCTCTGAGCCATTTTATGTAAAGAAAAGAGAAAGTTTTCTTTATTATCTAAAGGCAAAGCCAGTAGAGACTTTGCAGTGGACAGCAGCATTTCAGTTAATACTAGACAGAGAAGATGATTCTGCAAAAGATATAAATAATTGGATAAGAAATAATGGGGGAAACGATGTTCATCCAGTATTCTTTCATACCCTAAGAGTGTATCAATCAAGGTCGGGTGCTCCCAGTTCAGATGGTGGACAAAGAGAAGAAACGTCTAGGCCAAACTATATATCAGAGTTTTTGGTAGATACATGTTATCATTTCACCACCTCTCTTGAAGATTATCTATAAAGTGATGTATAATTGAAGAGAGGAAACGCCCCATAGTTATAAAAAAAAATATAAAAAGAGGTGAAATATATGTCATATACACGCGGAGATTCTAGACAAATCATTGTAGGCGCAGCCGCAATGTTCGTCAGCACAGGAACAGAGTTTTCCCCTAGTACAGCACTTCCAGACTTTGTTGCAGGAGAGCAGTACCTGGAGACACTATCAGGTTCTGCTGGAGCAGCACTTGTTCGTAACATCGGTTACACCATGAATGGTCTAGAGTTGCAGTTCCAGCCAGATTTTGGTGAGGTCCAGGTAGATCAGGTTCTTGACGTAGCCAAGTTGTACAAGCAAGGTATGCAGGTTAATCTTGCTACCGCATTTGCAGAAGCAACACTAGAGAACCTTCTAGTAGCCATTGCAGCACCATCAGCAGATTACGATGCCGATGCTACTGTTGATGGACCACTAAAGGCAGACGGTGGCTCAAATGCCACTGCATCAATTCTCAACCTTTCTGCTGGAGCAATTGGAGAGTGCCCAGTTGAAAGAGGTATGGTTGCAGTAGGACCAGGCACGGGAGACTGTGATCCAGGAGATTACATTGAGAGAATCTATATTGCCTACCGTGCATTGTCAATTGACAATGTTACTGTTTCAGCAAAAAGAGATGAGCCTTCAATGTTTGAGGTATCATTCCGTTTGCTACCAGAAGACTCAACAGGTTCCTATGGAAAGATTGTTGACCGAACTGTAGCGGCACCTGCATAATCTAAAATTAAATAAATTGGCACTGGCCCCCCGCGAATGCGAAGGGGGCCTTTGTCATGCTATAATTCTCTTATAAAGTCAAAAGAAAGGAAAAAAATGGCTACAACTGTTTATGAAACAACCGAACTTGAACTGATTGATGGTACAAAAATCAGTATGCGTCCTCTAAAGATCTCCCTTTTGAGACATTTTATGAAAACATTCTCTGCCCTTGAAGATGTTGCAGATGATAACGATAAGTCGATGGACGTACTTGTTGATTGTGCTCAGATTGCTATGAAGCAATACAATCCATCAATTGCTGAAGATAGAGAGGCCCTTGAAGACAACCTAGACCTTCCAACCCTGTACAAGATTATTGAGGCAGCGTCGGGAATTAAGTTTGATGATTCGGGAAACGCACTGGCGGCGGGGATAGTTGGGACGAACTAGATCTCGCCAAAATAGAGTCTGAAGTTTTTATTTTAGGAATATGGAAAGATTATCAAGAATTAGAGGATAATCTTTGCATGGCAGAACTCACCTCTATCCTTATTGCTAAAAGGGAAAAAGAAAATGAAGAACGAAAGTTCTTTGCTGCCATTCAGGGTATAGACATTGATAAAAGTGTTAATTCCTCTGATGGAAAAGAGCGTGGTCAAAAAGAATGGGAAGACCTTAAGGCCAGAGTTTTTAGTGGAGGTCAAGCCAAAGACTCTAATGATGTTTTGTCTTTGCAAGGAAGCACTGCTGCAAAAGCAGGAATTGGAATCAATAATGGCCTAGAATATACTTCTGTAAAAGATGGGGAAGGTGGACCAAAAAATCCAATGCAGTAGTGTATAATTAGATAGAGGTGCTTTCTTGTGGCTAACGATGTAAATGCAAATATCAGGATTAATATTGATAGTGCAGATGCACTCTCTCAACTAAGACTTTTACAAACACAAATATCAAATTTTAATAAATCTGTAGTTCAAACTAATTCTGCCGCAGTAGCAAAACAAAGAGATCTTCTTACAACTCTACAAGCACAGGTTGGTGCAACAAAACAATTTAGCACTTCTATTGTCAATGTAGAAAGTAGTGTTTCCAGACTTGGCAGGGCTATTGATAAAAATAAACTAAGCCTTGGAGAATATTTTAGATTTGGTATAGCATCAAGTAGAAGATTTGGCAAGGTATTTAGTAAAGAACATGCCTTAATGACTCAACTTGCTACAGAAAGAGTCAAGAAACTTCAAACTCAATATGTTGCTTTAGGTGCTGCACAAAGCGGTGTAACCAAGGCTATGGCTATTAGGCCGCTACAACTATTCAATGCTGATGCTGCAATTGCTATTCAGAGAGCACAGTTGTTTAACAAACTACTTAGAGATGGAAGCACAAGCCTAGTAAACTTTGGTAAGAATACACAATGGGCTGGTCGCCAGTTGATGGTTGGCTTTACTGTGCCACTTACTATTTTTGGCGGGGCAGCAAGTAAAGTATTCATGGATCTTGAAGAGCAAGCAATTAACTTCCGCAAGGTTTATGGAGATATTTTTACTGCTGAAGAAGAGGTAGAAGAAAATCTAAGTGCTGTCAAAGAACTCTCTGAAGAATTTACTAAGTATGGCATTGCTGCTAAAGATACGTTAGCACTTGCTGGTGTTGCTGCACAATCTGGTCAACGTGGTCAGGAACTTATGGAAGCAACGACAGAAGCAACAAGGCTAGGCGTTCTTGGACAGATGGAACAAACAGAGGCAATGAGAACTGTTATCACTCTTCAAAATGCATTTAAACTCTCATCTGAAGAACTAACAAATTCCATTAACTTTCTTAACGTTGTAGAAAACCAATCTGTTCTTAGTTTGCAAGATGTTGCTGGAGCAATTCCTCGCGTAGCCCCAGTTATTTACTCTTTGGGTGGCAACGTTCAAGATCTTGCTGCAATGCTTGTCGCTATGCGTGAAGGTGGCGTTTCTGCCGCTGAAGGTGCAAACGCACTCAAAACCTCGTTGAGCCGATTGATTAGCCCAACTGCTGGTGCAGTAAGCATGGCAAAAGAACTTGGAATTGATCTAAATGCTATTGTTGAATCTAATCAGGGTGACATTATGGGTGCTGTCATTGAGTTGGCAGAATCTATGGAACGCCTTGACGGTCTTGCAAAACAAAGGCTTTTGAGCGAGGTATTTGGTAAAAGGCAGTATGCCAGAGTAGGTGCTTTGTTTAATAACATTACTAATAAGGCTTCTCAGGCTCAAAAGGTAATTGGCTTAACGGCAATGTCAACAGAAGAACTTGCAGAAACAACTGAACGAGAATTGGCAGCAGTTTCTGATAGCATTAGTACTAAGTTTACTGGAGCGATAGAAAGACTAAAACTTCAACTTGCTCCTATTGGAGAATTATTTTTGCAGATTGCTACCCCAGTTATTGAATTTGCAACTAAGGCAGTAACAAAATTTAATGAACTTTCTCCTAGTGTTAGAAAGTTTGCAACAATAGCAACCATTGCTCTTGGCGTTGTTACACCAGTTCTCATTATGCTTGTTGGTCTTTTGGCTAACTTTATTGGTAATATGGTTAAAGGTCTTTCTGTTGCACTTAATTTTATTAACAGGGCAAGGGGTGCTGGACATGCAGTAAATTACTTAAGTGACGAACAACTTGAAGCAACAGCAGCGGCGGCATCATTAGAAGGAAGAACTGAAACATTAACCAATGCACTTAATGCACAAAGATCATCGGTATTGAATTTGGCTAGAGCATATCAAACATATGTTGGATCAGCATCTATGGCAGCAGCAGGATTGCCAAGAGGATTTAGAGGCCCAGTAAGAAGGATGGCAAAAGGCGGCATGGTTGGAGGTCAAGGGAATAAAGACTCAGAGCCAGCACTCTTGATGCCTGGTGAATTTGTCATGAACAAAGAAGCCACCGAAAAATATGGCCCAGTTCTTGGTGCAATGAATCAGGGCAATATTAAGGGTTATGCAGATGGAAGTCAATTTGCTCATATCGGCGGTGGTCAAAAGATTGGTTTGGTAGATCTTAAAAGTTTGATGCAAGGTCTTCCAGATGCCTTTACTAAAGGTGCTCAAAGATTTGTTAATATTTTGGCTGGTACTTTTGGTAATGCTGTTAAAGCAATTGTTCTTCCATCATTAGGATTTATGACTTCTGGATCTATTAACAGGAGAATGGATAAACCTGGCAAATCACCAGTAACAAAGGGAGAATTTTTGGCAGATTGGGATAAAAGAGGGCTAGATAGATGGTCCCAATCATTAAATCGTGCTGGATTAAAAATGGAGGATGTTCAGGATGATCTAACTATTTTAGATACTGCAATGAGAGGGCAAATTTCCTCTATGGAAGAAGGAGCAGTCATAAATGATAGAGTAATGAAAGATATTTATGATGAAGCATCAAAAACTCTTCCTGCACAGTCTAGACTTAGAAAAGAATTTGATAGGTTGTCTGCAACATTTAAAGAGGTTCGTGTAAATCTTAGAAAGAGTATGGTTGCTGCCGCTGGCCTTCCTATACAAAAAGTTGGTAGTAAAGAAAAAACAGTAATTGGTGGAAGAAGTTTTAAGATTCAAGGGGACAAGTCAGGATTTACAAAGGCTGGCACGGGTGTAACACAGGCACAGTTGATCAGGGGTGGGGCTGTAGGAAGTGTTCTTGGTGAGAGCATGGATGACGGTGCAAGAACTTCTGTAGGAGCAGCAAGTCCAGCAAAAGATGGACAAAAACTTGTCAATGATTATGTAGAAGGAATGGAAGCAGGGGCCAGAGCAAATGTTCCTGAAGCAAGACAAAGTGGTGCAATAGTCAAGGGTGCTTTCCTTTCAGGAGCAGCAGGAGGTGCAGGAATAGTTGGAGCCTCACCCGCACAAGCAGGCGGTGGAGCAAGCGGTGGAGGGATGGGTGTAATTCCTATGGGAGCACCAATTATGGGAGATGATCAACCAAAGGGTCCAAGATCAGACATAAATACCAGAAAAGAACTTCCAGGAGATGTTGATAAGGCATCAGACTCTGTTGATGATTTAGATAAAAAGGGAAGAAGAGCAGGCAAGGGTCTTATGGGCCTAGTTATGGCTATGACCATGGCTGCTGGATCAGCATCAATGATGGAGGGCAAGATTGGTGAAACAGCACAAAGCCTATTCCCACTTATGATGGGTCTAGATGCATTGATGATTCCTCTAATGTTAATGGGCGGCGGCGGTGGTGGCGGCGGTGGAATATTGTCTGGTGTAGCAGGAGGTCTTGGAGCAGTAGGTGGTGCAGGAGCAGCGGCAGCAGCAGGGGTTGCAGCAATTGTCGCTTTAATAGTAGCAGCAGTTGCCGCATTCGCCATGGCAATAAAAAGAAGTGAATCGTTTAGACAAGTATTTGTTGATCTTTTCAATACTCTAAAAGAAGCAGTAAGTCCATTTACAAGATCAATGGAAGAACTTGGAGAAAAATCTGGTTCTATATTGGGATATATTTCTAATCTTTGGAATACTGCCGTTGGGGTAGTTGCTGCTAATGTTTCGGTAGTTGTAAAGGGAATAGAAATAATTGTAAAAATTCTTACAATGGCTAGAAATATATTCTGGGGATTGATAGGGGTTATCGTTAATTTTGTAGGATCTCTTGGTCCAGTAGGTGCGGCGATCAAAAATACATTTGAAGGATTTAGAAATTTCTTTGCTAATATTCCACAACTTGCAAGGGAAGCATTGCTAAATGTTACTAAATTTATTGACAAAATGGTCAACAATGCTATTGATGGATTAAACAAACTAATTAACGCATATAACGAAGTAGCCTCACGATTGGGAGTAGATACAATCAAGCCCATAGAAAATATTAATCTAACAGTTACAGTTTTGCAGGCTACTGGAATGCGTGGGTCTGGAAGTGATGTATTAGCAAATAGAGAACTTGAAAAACAGGAGGCAAAAGAAACTGCCAGAGATTCATTTAGACAAACTCCTTTGCCACCAGAAGAGCCAGATCCAGAAGGAACTGGAGGTAGCAAAGAAAAGAGTTTCTTAGAAAAATTTAAAGAAGGTCTTGCAGCAAATGCAAAACTCTACCTTGATGCAGAAAAGGGTCTTAAAGGATACATGAAGAATCGTGGAAAGTTCCTTGGTGCTTTCCAAAAACTCAGAAATAGGGGATTATCTGAAGATATTATTTCA